TTTGTAACGAGATTCAATCTTTCCGCCAAATTGGCTAAATACTCTCTCTATTTCGCTTCTGGCCTCAGGCGATATCCGAATCAAGTAATTGGAAGATGGCCCAAGATCCAATGACTGAGCCGGAGCTGTAGAGGAGAGCAGGCCAAGGACAAGAAGCAGGGGGATGAGAATACGGCGAAAAGTTTTTATCACCCCCCAATTGTGGCACTTAAAGGGCAGGCCTGAAAGCAGATTTAGGGTTGTAAAGCAATTTATTATCAATTATTAAAGTTCTCCTAGTCATTTGGTATTCTATGAGCATTGTGCGCCGATTAATTATGTTTGGGCTAATCTTTTTTTTCAGTTTCACAATTTTTGGAGTTACAACCTCTTCAGCAGTAAATGACGTTAAAGTTTCAATGTTATCAGTAAGTGGAACAAGCGTTAATGCTTCATGGGTAACAAAAGGTAAGTTAGCAAAGACAACCTATTTCGTTGAGTTAATCGAAAGTCAAAAACCAAAAGAAAAGCCAATTAAATTTAACAAGGTTGGTAAAGCACTATTAGAGATCTCAGATTTGAAGCCTTGGACTGAATACTCAATTCGTGTTCGAGCAGCCGTCGGAAGCAAGTATTTTGCTTGGAGTAAATATAAATCTTTTGCAACAACTGCTAACGCACCGGATGATTTAAGTATTAAAAATGTCTCTTACAGGTCTGCCGACATCTCGTGGAATCCAGTACTGGGCGCTTCAGGCTATAGAGTCTTTTTGAATAACACTGCTGTCGACAGCACAGTTTTATCTACCTATGCATTTAAAGGCCTTGACATAGGAAAGGAATATTCCTTCAAAGTATTGGCTGTAAAAGGTTCTCTCCAAGGCCTGCCAAGTGAGCAATCATTCACTACCCTCCAAACTGCACCACAAAATGTAACAAATACCTTGATAACAAATACCACAGCAACTTTCGAATGGTCAGCGATCTCAGGCGTCGATGATTATGAAGTATATCTTGATGGAAAATTAGCAGATCGAGTAAAAGTAACAAACTATCAATTTAAAAATTTAACGCCTGGAAAATCTTTTAGCATTAAGATTTTAGGGCGATTTGGAACCCAGAGCACCTTAGCTTATGAAACTAAAGCCATTACAGCCAGCGAAGCACCTTCAAGCTTGAAGTTAATAGAGGCAACAACAAGCACTTTGAAGTTTGAGTGGGTTGGAAGTAAGAACTTTTCAAAATATTACATCTATCAAGATTCTCAGCGAATTGCCACATCGACTTCGACTACTTACACCATCACTGGGCTCAAAACAGGGCAAGATGTTGTGGTCTACGTAACTGGGGTAGAAGGTGAAGTAGAGTCTTCTCCAAGCTCGGAAGTTAAGGCAAACACGCAAGTGACAACGCCAGCTGCTCCAACAGCAACTCCAATAGATGCAACTTCAGTCAGAATTGCATGGGTGGCGGATCTTGCGGCCAAGAATGTAATAGTCGAAGTGTTCGACAAGGTAAGTTCAACGGCGCTCAAAACGAGTACCGTGGTTGGTAACACCGCCTCAGTAATCATTTCTGGACTTTCAGCAGATTCCGAATATACAGCTACTATTAAAATTGATTATGGCAGTCGTTCGACAGGCGCATCCCCTATCGTAACTTTTACAACTCTTAAACCTTCCCCAAAGAAACCCACAGCCTCCCTCATCACTTCTACTTCTGCCACTATTTCTTGGGATGCGGTAGCAGGAGCAATTCTGTATGAATACTCAATTGATGGTGGCGTACCTGTGTCTACAACTACTAACCTATCAGTTTTGTTGAGCTCTCGATCTGCAGGTGTTTCATATTCAGTAAGAGTTCGTGCAGGCTTCACCAATAGTTCTAAGCAAACAATTTATTCAGAATACTCAGAGGCAGTTAGCTTTACAGCACTTACAGACCCCGCTAATAAACCGACAAATAGCTCAGTGCCGGTAGTTTCTGTCATTTCCCCGACTACAGTGACTACAGCAGTAGTGGGAGCAACACTTTCAACAACCAATGGTGCTTGGACATCTACGCCAGCAATAGCAGGGTATTCCTATCAGTGGCAGCGTTCTCTTGATGGTGGAACTATTTATTCAAATCTAAATGGAGCAACAAATTCAACTTACGTTTTAGCAGAATCAGATTATGGATTTTTAATACGCGTGGTTGTAACGGCTACTAATGTCAATGGAAGCACGACCGCAAACTCTGCGGCAACTTCAGCAATTGGGACAATAGTCAATCTACAAATTCCTATCGCTAGGGGAACCCTAGTACTCGGAGATACATTAACTGCTACCCAAGGAACTTGGCATTCTGCAGATACTCTTAACTACAGTTATCAGTGGCAACGCTCGAGTAACAATTCAAGCTGGAGTGACATCAGTGGAGCTACCGCAGCAACTCATACGTTGGTAGAAGCTGACTTAGGAAATTATGTAAGAATTCAGATAACAGCTCGCTCAAACCTGGGATCACTAGCAGCGCAGAGTCCATCTAGAGGTATTGTCCCAGCCCTTCTAAATACGGCCATTCCAACCATTTCAGGAGTTGCTCGCACCACTGAAGTTTTAACCGCCACAACGGGAACTTGGCTAAATTCCCCAGGAAGTTATTCATATCAATGGGAGCAGAGTTCGGATGGCGCTCTCTGGGATTATATTGAAGGAGCTACCTCATCAACATTTACTCTTACTTCATCCCAAGCTGGAAAATATGTGAGAGTACAAGTTCGTGGGACAAAGACTGTTAGCGCCACGAATTACTCAGCTGTTGCTTACTCAAGTTCTACCGGACTAGTAACCGGACTAGTAATTACCAATTCATCGGCACCTGAAGTTAGTGGAGCTTGGACCGTTGGTGTCTCGCTCTCTACATCTGCGGGTTCGTGGTCACAATCAGGAACATATACTTACAAATGGCAAGAGTCTTCAGATGCATCTACTTGGAGCGATATTTCTGGAGCAACAAGTAGTAGTTACACGTTAGTCAGTGCAAACTCTGGAAAATTTATTCGCTCTGTTGTCACCATAACATCAAGTACAGGAGCTGGAACGGCTTACTCAGCATATACGAGAAAGGTCGGATCTCCCTATAACACAGTTGCCCCAGCAATTACAGGAACTATTCGAGTCGGTGAAACCCAAACCAGCACAAATGGAACTTGGAGCAATACGCCAACCTCATATACATATCAGTGGCAGTCCAGTTCAAATGGAATCCTATGGACAAATATTGCAGATTCTTCTACGGCTGCTACATACATTCCAACCTTTGCTCAAGCTAACCTTCAGCTACGTGTAACAATTTCTGCCGTTAATGCCGTGGATACCGCAACTGTTACTTCAAATGTTGTTTCTGGATTCTTGCCACCAGAGGCAACCGCGATTCCAACAATTTCAGGAACTACTACAGCTGGACAGACACTTACTGCCACAAGCGGCACGTGGCCGCAAACCTCAAGTGGTTATGTTTACCAGTGGCAACGCTCAACCAATGGTGTTTCCTGGAGTGATATTTCCAGTGCCACCTCATCGACTTATGTGCTGGCATCAGGTGATGCGGGGTATGTGATTCGGGTTCAAGTTTCGCTTTCAACAAATGCAGGAACAAGCGTGGCTTATAGTCTTGCAACTACTTCAATCGCAGCCTCTTAGTTCGCAACGGCCCTTAGCGTCTGACGGCAAGTGCTTTTCAGTCATAACTTTTAACTTTCAAGCGATTGTCCCCACCCACCTCTAGATTAAAGCCATGGATCTAGAGCAAGTGATACTGACGGTAATGGCAATGCCGATAGTTTCCTTTACCGCCTTTGCCTTTGGACGAAATCCCTTTCTCTGGGCCTTCCTCGCTTATCTCTTCCAATTCTGGTGCTTAATTCCTATCTTTCTTATGAAGAAAAAACCAATACAGGAGCTTCCCCAATCAATCCTTAAATTGGCAGGTGAGATCAATATGAAGCGAGAGCTTAGAAAGATCAAGACTCCAGATGATCTCTTTGGGGGGAGAGGAAAGGATAGTTAAAACTATTACTCACTGTTTTTAGATTATTGAAGAGCTTCAAAAACAACTGCAATAACATTGGCTCCAGCATCCTCAAGCCCTTTAGCTCTCTCGCCAATCCATCCAGCTCTACCATGTCGTGGCATCATCTCTGCTGTTACTTTTGCTCCACCTCTGGCAGCAATTGCAGCAGAAGAAAGTCCAGAGCGAAGATCACTCGCATCATTTAGGGCAGTTAACGCCGGCGCTAAGGCATCAAGCAAAGTTCTCTCGCCAATAGATGCTTTTCCACGCGCAGCAATTCCCTCAAATGCAGCTTTAAAGCCCTTTTGAGCATTCTCTAAAGGTGAATAATCATTTGAGACTACCCCTGAAGCTCTAATAAAACCGGTAGCAAACAAAGTGCCGAAGGTTGAGGGCGCTGATTTTGAAATTTCTCGGCCCAGCATCATGAGATCTGCCTTTAAATCGCCAGTAGACAATGAAATGCCAGATCTAATTCCTTCAGCAATTTTTCCAGCAGTTATTCCTAGGTCTCCATCTCCAGCAGCAGAATCTAACTCCTCAAATCTTTTTGAGTTATTCTCCAGCGCCTTTGCCACTTTCTCTAAAGTCGCAGAAAATTCACTCATACCTGGGTGAAGAAAGGAGTGTGAGCAGGGGCGTTAATGTAACCAAGGATTTCTGAGTCAACTCTAATTACTGAGATTGACGCACCGGCCATCTCTAGCGAAGTGGCAAATTCACCAACATATACTCGGGCTACATCAATCCCATCGCCACTGAAGATCTTTTTTACTTGACGGTACATGATATATAGCTCTTCAGGAGGAGTTGCTCCTAGGCTATTCATCAAAACACATACTTTATCTCCGGACTTTAATGACAAATCGCTCTTTATTGCGTTGATTAGCTCCGAAGTAATCTGGTCTGCAGTCTCTAATTTAGCTTTTCTAATTCCTGGCTCTCCATGAATACCCATGCCAATTTCCATTTCGCCAGCTTTAACTTCAAATGTGGGATGTCCAACGGTTGGAAGAGTAACTGGACTAAGTGCTACTCCCATGGTGCGAGTCTGGGCAGCAGCGCGCTTGGTAATTGCAACTACTTCATCTAGTGATTTACCTGCAGCAGCAGCCGCACCTGCAACTTTATACAGAAAGAAAATTCCCGCAATTCCTCGCCTTCGAGATTCTTCCCCCTTAGGAGCTGAGGCGACATCATCAGCTCCTAGAATGGTTTCAACTCGAATTCCCTCGGCTTCGGCTAACTCAGCGGCAAGATCAAAATTCATTACATCTCCACCATAATTGCCATATATATAGAGAACTCCAGCACCTGAATTAACTTGCTTGGTTACAGCTAACATTTGATCTGCTGTGGGACTTTGAAATACATCTCCAACAGCTACTCCATCTAGTAAGCCTTTTCCAACATAACCCAGGAATAGTGGAAGATGGCCAGAGCCCCCTCCTGTGGCTATTCCAACTTTGCTGGCAATAGGGGCATCTGCACGAACCAGGGCATGGTTGTCACCATCCACAGCTTTCAATTGGGTTGGATATGCCTGAAGGATGCCTTCGAGCATCTCGCTAACAAATTCTTTTGGGACGTTCAATATTTTCTGCATAAAGGCGAGCCTATCTCCTCGAGGTGTGCGGAGTTTATAACAATATTGTGACGCAGCCTAGCAATACTTCACAGGACCCTTGACTCTTATTGTGAATAGGGAAAGGATACTTCAAAGCCCTAACGGGTCAATTTCAAGTTGACCCCCAAGAAGGGCCATACAACCTAGGAGTATGAATGAATAAGAAGAAATGGATAGCAGTTGGTGCAGCGTTTGCTCTCTTGCTCACAACTGGAACAGCAACAAGCCAAGCTGCTAAGAAGAGATATGTCATCTCTGTTAAGTTGATTGGCGTTGGCTGGTTCGACAATATGGATAAAGGAATCAAGGCTTGGGCTAAGAAGAACAAGATTGATGCCTCTATGACTGGGGCAACAGATGCTTCAGCGGAAAAACAAGCCAAAATGGTTGAAGACCTGATTGCTCAAAAGGTAACAGGAATCGGAATTGTCCCCAACGATGTAGCTTCTATCGATGGCGTTATTAAGAAAGCTAAGAAAGCCGGAATTAAAGTTGTAACTCATGAAGCTGGTGGCATAAAGAATGCAGATGCAAATATCGAAGCATTCGAAAATGCTGCTTATGGCGCAGTGATGATGGATAACCTCGCCGCATGTATGGGTAATTCTGGTAAGTATGTTGCATTTGTTGGAACACTAACCAATGGAAGCCATAACGAGTGGGTTGCTGGAGCTTACGAGCAAGCAAAGAGTAAGTATCCAAATATCACAAGAGTTGAAGACCCAATTGAATCAAAGGAAGATGCTGATGTTGCTTACAACAAGACAAAAGAATTGTTGAAGAAATATCCAGATCTCAAGGGATTTGAAGGATCTTCTGCTAATGATGTTGTTGGTATTGGACGAGCAGTTGAGGAGCTTGGACTAAACGACAAAGTATGCGTGATGGGAACATCAATTCCATCGATGACAAATAAGTTGCTACAAACAGGCGCCATTGACAAGATCTTCTTCTGGGACTCAGCACTTGCTGGTCAGGCCATGCTTAATATGCTGGAACTTTTAAACAAGGGACAGAAAATTAAAGCTGGAATGAACCTAAAGGTTAAGGGTTATAACAAGATCACGGTCAGCAAGACAAATCCTAAGAGCTTCAATGGAGCTGCATGGGTTATTGTTGATAAGAACAACGCAAGTAAGTACAACATCTAAGTACTTGTTAGCTTGCTAGTGGTAGGAAGATTGTGGGGCGCGCACACCGCGCCCCACTTTCATTAACACCATGTTTATCAGTTAGCAGTAGACTCATTGAGAGAATCAAAAAGTGCTAATCAACTTAATTCTTGGGAAAGGCGGGTTTCAATGCTAACCACGCAAACCGCTGAGTACAGCGTAAAAAATATTGTTAAGAGTTTTGGAGGTGCAAAGGCTTTAGCAGGGGTATCTATGTCTGTATCCGCTGAAGAAGTTCACTGCCTTGCTGGCGAGAATGGGTCTGGCAAATCTACGCTTATCAAAATTATGTCAGGTGTGCATGCCCCTGATTCCGGAGTAATAACACTTGCGGGAAAAGAATTTGCTCATTTATCTCCTCGCCAAGCAGTAAATGAAGGTGTGCAGGTCATTTTCCAAGATTTTTCTCTGCTTCCCAATTTAACAGTTGCTGAAAATATTGCCCTTCCAACAAACATATTGAAGTCCTCAAAAATTATTGGAAAAAAAGAGACCAGGAGAATAGCTGAAGAGGCTTTGGGTCATATTGGCGTAGATATTGACATTAATTCGCCACTGGTTGAGACCTCAATAGCCTCTAAGCAATTAATTGCAATCGCCAGGGCTACTAATTTGGGCGTAAAGATGCTCTTTATGGATGAACCAACCACGGCTTTAACTCGCAAAGAGGTAAAAAAGCTATTTGAAGTTGTGGACCAGCTTCGCAAACGTGGGGTAGCAATTGTTTTTGTTAGCCACAAAATTGATGAAATTCAAGAGATTTGCAACACCATTACCGTCTTACGAAATGGTGAAGTGGCGGCTGAAGGCTTGATGTCAAAGTTTAAAGCCAAGGAGATAGCTACGGCTATGACTGGTTCGGAAATAGCAACTTCTCGCATTGCGCCACCTTTAGGCAAAGATTCCCGACCTCTTCTCGAGCTTGAGAAACTAACTTCAAAAAATACTTTTAATGATGTCTCTTTCTCTATTTCAGAGGGTGAAATTATTGGATTAACTGGCCTACTTGGCTCGGGTCGAACAGAGTTAGCTGAAGCAATATTTGGCAAATATCCAGTAGATGCAGGTTGTATTAAAGTAGATGGGAAAGAGGTAACTCTTAATTCACCAGAGGCCGCTTTAGCTTCTGGTATTGGTTATGTACCACCAGATCGATTAACCCAAGGATTGTTTTTAGAGCAATCAATCTTGCGCAATATTGTTGCTGTGGGACTAGACAGGCAAAAGAGTCGGTGGGGAGCAATTTCAAAAACGAAATTAGCGAAAATTGGAAGCTCTTGGATCTCAGAACTTAGAATAAAAACGAAGAATCCGATGAATCCTGTTTCATCTCTTTCGGGTGGAAATCAACAGAGAGTTGTCCTAGCTAAATGGCTGTCCATTAACCCGAAAGTTATGATTCTCAACGGTCCAACGGTAGGGGTCGATGTTGGTTCCAAGCGTGAAATACTTGAAATAATTCGAGATAGAGCTCAAGCCGGGATGGCTTTCCTCTTGGTTTCTGATGACATTCCAGAGCTGGTGCAAATTTGCCACAAAGTTTTGGTCATTCGCCATGGCAAAATTTCCAAGGAGTTTAATGATAAACAAATCAGCGAGAGCGCAATCTATAAGGAGCTGAATTGAACCCCAAATTTAAGAGACTATTGATGCGAAACGAAACTGTGCTCATATTGGCTATCGTGGTATTTTCTTTTGTAATTGGGTCTAAAAGTCCTGAGTTTTTTACCCTTGCTAACCTTTTTGACATCCTACGATCATCATTTGTTCAGTTACTTTTTGCTTTGGGCGTGCTAATTGTCATTATCAGTGGGGGAATAGATGTTTCATTTCCCATAGTAGGAATTTTTGCCGGTTATACCGCCGTTGTCATCATGCAAAAGTTTGAGCTAAATGGCGAGAGTCTTTTGATACCAATTATATTAGCAATAGTGATTGGAACTTTGCTGGGAGGAGTGAATGCAATTGCTATCGCCGGGTTTGGTATCCCTACTCTCATAGCAACTTTGGGAACAGCTGGAATCTTCCGAGGCTTGATGCTCACTCTAATAGGCTCTTCGTTTATCAGTGACATACCTATTGCTCTCGATCAGTTTTCAACAGCAGATCTAGTTAAGTTTGAGTCTGCGACTGGCACATTAGTTCGACTTCATGTCTTGGTCATCCCCATAACCATAATTACAATTCTAATTTCACTAATTTTGAGTAGAACACTCTTTGGTCGATCTGTTTATGCGCTAGGTGGCGGAGTAGAACCAACGCGTCGTTTAGGAATCTCAGTAAAAGGAACTCAGACAAAAATCTATCTCTTAGCCGGGGCACTTTCAGGGCTTGCTGGGATTTTTTATGTCTCGTTGCAAAGGAAAGCAAATCCTTATGATCTAGCAGGTTCTGAGCTAGATATCATTGCAGCAGTTGTTTTGGGCGGTGCCAGCATTATGGGCGGTTATGGAACAGTTTTCGGAACTGTCCTAGGTGTGCTCTTTATTAACTTGATCAAAAATAATCTAGTGCTTCTAGGTGTTAGTAGTTCTTGGCAGCGAGCAGCTGTTGGGGCTCTCCTGGTTATAGGTATAACTCTTCAAGCTATCGGTGAAAGTCGACGAAATAAACGCCGTCGAGCCCTCTCCGAAAGTGAGGTGGAATCAATTGAATGAGTTAAGAAACCGTTTCGCTTCCTCTACTCTTTTATCTGATAGAAAAGTTACTCAGCTAATGGGTTTTACTCTTTTGGTGCTTCTAATTTTCTCTTACTTTTCTCCTGATATCTTTTTCACGCCAGAGAATTTCACCTCAATGGCATTTCAAGTCCCAGAGGTAGCTATTCTCTCTATTGCAGTAATGCTATCTATGCTCACAGGTGGAATAGATTTATCGATAGTTGCAACATCTAATCTAGCTGCATTATTAGCGGCATACATTTTGACAAAAAATATGAGTGAGGACGGAGAAATAGCAAATCTCTGGATTTTGATGGCATGCCTGGCTGGCATTTTGCTTGGTTTAATTTGTGGCGGCATAAATGCACTATTGATTGCTGTTCTTAATATCACGCCAATATTAGCCACTCTGGCAACCCTCACATTATTCAATGGGATAGCAATTGGATTAACAAACGGAGTTTCTATCTCTGGCCTACCAGATCAGTTTACTCGCATCGGTAATGGAACTTTTTTTGGTTTGCCAACACCTTTCCATACAGGCTTCCATTTAAAAACTACAATCGAAATCATGCAGTTCTCTCAATTAAAGTTTGATTATATTTTAGTAATTCTTTAGTAGCTATTGGATCAATACCAACACTTTCGACCCAAGCACACCAAGCATATACATCTTTAGGAATACACTTGCTGTTGGCTCCTCTTGCATTTGGATAAACAAAAGTAAACCACAAATTCATTCTTGGATCATCTCCGTATACTGCATCTCGAATAGTATAATAATCAATATTGGCCGCTTCGCATGCATCATACAATTCTTGACACTGTACAACTTTATAGAATATAGCTCTGTTCTCGGTGAACTTGATAACTTCTGCTTCCAACCTTGATACCTGTCTAATCGTAACATTAGCATTATAGGCCTGTTGATAACATTCAATGACCTTTCTTCGGTCTTCTGGATCTCCGCCTATCACTATAAATTTTCTAGAATCCATTTCTAAAAAAGGATGATTAGGGGTTTCACCTAAATATTCAGGTTGAACTACAATTCTTTTATTTGGAAATTTTTTAACCATGCGGTCTGCAAATCCAGGTTGTGTTGCCGATCTAATAACAATAAAATCGCACCCACAATTAGCAATAGCATCTTCTACTGCCGAACAATCTAATTCTGGACCACCTGTCCATGGGGTTGGAACAGCTAAGAAAGCAATATCACAATTTTCTAACGGCTTATTAAAATTTGATTGATACTTGTCATAAACTTGTGCATCAGGAAAAAGTTTCTGTGTTGCCTTGCCTATCCAACCGTATCCTATAATTCCTACCTTCATGAGTTCTCCTGATTTTTTAAAGAATCTAAGTATTCTTGTGTGACTATCTGCATTTTTGATCCTCCCTTATATTGTGCAGAATATCTGGCCTTATGTCGAGAAGCGTACCACCCGTAAGGCCGAAGTTCGACAGTTAATCCTAAATGTTTATAGAATCCAGGATCTGTTGGACTCCCCATATTTTTATGCACTGCTTGCCAGGCAGGACTATCACCGTGCCATTCTTTATTGTTTAAATCAAAATTAGCAAATGATTCTTCGAAAATTGGTAATGCTGACTTTTTAGCTAATCTCCATGCAGGGGTCATGGGCATGGAATCGGCACGAATAGTCATACACAAATCGGTAGTTAATGGAGGGAATTCAGCTAACATTCTGAAATCTGGTTCACAAAACCAATATACGGTTTCGTTGTCGGCATCTCTTTTTAAAAATTCTAAAAGACATTTTTCTCTATTATATATAACTTCATTTACATGTTCAACATCGTAGAAATAATTTTCATCCCCCCACCCCTCATGACCTGTAACAGTTACATGTATTAAAGGAACTCCGAATGTATGAAGATTTTTTCTTAATTCTTCAGTTAGATGTTTGTATATGTTAGGCCCGTGCCTTTTTCCAAAATGACCGTCTGCATGATATAAGACAGCTTTCATTGGTGGATTTGATAATTTTTTACCCACTATTTTTTCTCCAATATTAAAAACCCGCAATCATTTTGATCCGAGTACTTTTCAATCCATTCGGGATGATTTTTCCACCATTTTTTTATTCCTGCCATTGTTCCGAATCTAGGTTCAACTATGTCATGAAATACAAGATATTTTGATACTTTATTTGCATGTAATGTTAATTCTTGAAAGGTATGTTCCTCGGTGTGTACAGTATCTATAAAAAGTAATTCACATGGTGCAATTTCAATATCTAAATCACTTCCGATAATAAAATTAAATTCAATTCCTATTTCTTCAGCAGCAGATTTAAAAACATCGATGTCTAGTGCAATTCCTCTATCTACAGTGGTAAATTTTTTAGGTTTAAGTTTTAACCAAGCAGCGGTAGAGCATCCTTGAAATGGTCCAAATTCAGTTATAGTTTCAATACCAGAAAATGTTTCTTGAATAAAATCCATTCTTGACCACATATCTCCTACCATCTTCCATTTTATATTAGGTCTAGATTTATTTTTAAAACTTTGATAAATTTCATCGATTAATAACATTATTTTGTGAATCCTACTGAGTCTCTCTCTATATCTTCGTGATCAAACTCTGCCCAGTATAATTCAAAAGCAACAGTGTCTTCTAAGGCTTCGAACTGATGATATTCTCCGGGAGCAACTTTTGTATATTGTCCTGCTGTTAGAACAGTTTCATCTACTAGGTCATAGTTGTTCTTCCACACACGAATAACAAGTTTGCCAGATTCAACGAAAAATCCGTTCCATTTAAATTGATGCTTATGCTTTGAACAGACCCCGCCTTTCCGAGCTTCAATACGATGGAATTCTAACACACCGTTGACTTCAAGGAGTTCTGTTTGACCCCATACCTTACCTGCAATCATCATAATCCTTTAAAATTAACTGCTAGTTTATTTACTCTAAATTACACGGTCTAGATGTAGAATTTCACTTTGTCTTGAAACTTCTTTAACAAAATAAACACAGGGTGGATTTTCACCATCATGCAAGGGTACAGTTAAAATCTGTCCGTTTTTCATCTTCGGAAAATACCATTTAACATCTTGATAGATATTAACTATTTCAATAGGCATAAATTCTGCCTTAAATCCTTTGATTGGATTAAAACAAAATGCGTCGAACCCACGTTCATTAATACTAGTCAATGGCAGCACTTCTGGATCTAACCCAGTTTCTTTATCTCCAACTACCATGCACCAATCTAAGGGCATTTGTACTTCATATCCTCCGATATTTAATAAAATGGCGGGACTGTTAAAAGATTCTAAAAAGATCAAAGGCATAAAAAAGAAATCTGGCTCAGCTGGATTACTATTATCTAAGACACTAAATCTAGTATCTTCATCGACCTCATCTGGTAATTCGTTTAAGTCAAACGACGTATTGTTTAGTGTTAAAATTCTCATGTAGTTACCTTGGTTATTGTGAAAGGATATTTTGCATCCTTGTAAAATTTCTTACGTTCTGTTAGGTGCCTTTTTGCATATTTGCACGTTGACGTGATGTCCCATATCTGGACAAAATCTTTATCTTCCGCTTTACGTATGCCACGTCCAATGGATTGGATGACACGTACAAATGATTTGCCAGGCTCAACAAGGACAAGGTTGAAAATGCGAGGGATATTAATCCCCACAGCAGCAACCCCATAGGTAGCAATAATAATTTTATTATCACTAGTTTTAATTTCGTCATATTCTTCTTTCCTATCATCTAATTTAACCTCTCCACTGATAAACACACTGTCTGGTAATAAATCTATAAGTTTTCTACCAGTGTCAATGCGATTAACCAGCACCAATGTATTTCCTGTTTCACTTAATGTTTTTACAGTGTTACCCATCCATGCCAATCTTTTTTGATCAGTGACTAACCAAGTATATTCTTCTTGATAATTACGGAATACTTCAATATCTACAGTTTGTAAAACATTAATTTCTAGATTTGCCAACACACCTTTATTTTGTAAATCATGGGCAGATACTTGATTAATAACTGGACCTATACTAGATAACAGACTTTGAAATTCCCATTGTTCTCTAGGTATTGTGCCGGTGAGTCCCCAGCGTATAGGACAATGCCTAAAGTTTTGGGTGGCTAGTTTTGTTAATACATCTGCCTTGGCTTGATGCACTTCGTCTATGATGATTGCCACTACCCCTTCACAAAATTCTGCCAATGTCAATGTATCACTATCAAAACTTTTCTTGTCCAACACGTTAAGACTTTGCCAAGTGCAAATAGTGTGTGTCTTGCTTAATTCTTTCCTATCGCCAAAATATACACCGACATCAAGTCCAAGATTTTTATAGTCTTCTTCAGTCTGTACAACCAAACTTTTATTAGGAACAATTACCATTGTACGGCCATAAGGTTCGCACATTGCAGACAATGTTGCTGTGGTTATAGTTTTTCCTGCACCAGTAGCTACTTCCTGTAAACTTTGTGGATTTTCTAAAAATTTGTTAACTACGTCATACTGATAGTCTCGTAGTATGATTGGTTGGCCAGCATCTTTATGGCCTTTGGGCCATGTTTTTCCTTTGTCTGCCCAATAGTTTTCAGTTATTTTTTCAAATTTTAAATCTTGATGATGTCTCTCGTCTTCAACTTCAATGTCATACCCTTCACTTTCGATAATAGGCAATATTCTGTCGAGATGTGCAAGATACCCGTTACCGCCAATACCAAAAAATGTCTTGGTTCCGTCCCAACGACCTAATTTGTATGCTGGCATGTGTCGAGCATACGGTAAATCGTATTTGAGTTCGTTGACTATTTTGCGACGAGTAGCAACATCTAATCCTTCGCACTTTATATTAACTTCGTCTTTGATAATTAACTTACAAGTAGACAAAATACGTTCTCGCTGAATGATAACATCTATTAATTATATGGTACTAATATTTGATTGTCAAGAGATTTTTGCAAATAATCTTGACTGTGGGATACCTTTGGCGATTTCTTCGACAGTCCATTCAGTATGACACAATTTTAAAAACCAATCGTCTCGTGATGGTAATTTTATTGACTCAATTTCTTCAAATTTTCCAGAAATTTCACCGGCTAAACTGGTCTTATCGCAGATGATCGGAGTACCATATATCGCTGCCTGAACAGCAGGGCCACTGTTATGGTTTATCACACAGTGATAGTTGTAATCGATATCAAAGTCGTCATAACTGCCTTGAATTTTTTTTGGTATTTCTATTTCAACACCGGAAATTTTTGATAAAATCGGTGATCTTGGATGAGGACGAACCACAATTTTTCGGTCACTGTACTTTTGGATCGTGTTAATAGTCTGGTCTACCCAATCAGACATTGCAGGTTGTCCGATCCATTGTTGACTGTGTTGGTGCTGTGTGGCAATTAAAATTTCTGACCTACGATTTTCTCTTTCTGGTGACAATTTTACCCCTAATTTTTCAGGTCTCGATGGATCTAGGTCAAAATTATTGGAAAATTCTCCAAGGCCGTTTATATGATTTAAACTTACTCGCCAGGTTTTACCTCTATGAAGATTTCCAACCTCGATAATGATCACAGGTGAATTAGTTTCGTAAATCCTTTGATTGGCTCTCATCCTTCCTTGCCATAAAACTGACCAAATTACTGGGATTCCGTCAGTTGTGCTGATCTCGTGTCCGAGAGATCTTATCCCTTGTTCAAAAGCATCAAAAATAGGTCGGCTGTTTAAGGCACCGTGTTCGCGAAATAATCTGAAGCGCATATGGTCTACTAAATATAGTAGTATTTAATGATTATTATGGCCAAGTTTCAAAAAAGATTAAGAAAAATGTCAGTGAATTCTACCAATGCGTTGGTTATCGGCCACGGTTTTGGTAAGATTGATGATATAGTGCAGACTTTTAATTCTGTTTTCATCACATCATATGATAATATGGATTTTAAATCAAAAAATTTAATCTATAGAGAAACGATCGACGATCTGTCAATGTTGATTGAGATTGGTGCTGTGTTTATTGACCTAAAAAATCTCAATGTTTTGCCAGATGTGATGCCAATGATTAGAAAATTTCGATCACCTGTATTAATTGAAGGAAGAGATATGATTACCAAAGATCAGGCCCAACCTTTGATTAATTTTGGATATCGGCCGACAGATCAATCTGATTCTTTTTATGTGTGGAAACAACAAGTATGACTATTTCAGTGGTAACTACCTTTCATCAGGCAGGATATGACACATACGGCAAACGTATGATTCAAACATTTCTTCAAAATTGGCCTAAAGAAGTTAAACTGTATGTATATGCTGAAAATTGTCAGGTTACTGAAACAGCACCCAATCTTATTGTAAAAGATTTACATTCAGCAAGTCCTGAACTTGTAATCTTTAAGAACAAATGGAGAGGAGTTCCTAAAGCCAACGGTGATGTTAGTCAAGATCCGGTAAGAAGTAAACGTAGAGATGCCGGAAAAGGATTTAAATGGGACGCTGTGAGATTTGCACACAAAGTTTATTCAATCTTTTCATGTGTTAAAGAATGCGGAACTGATATTCTTCTATGGATGGATGCTGATACTATCTGTCATAGTCCTATCACATTATCTGACCTAGAAAGATTATGTCCTTTATCAAAAGATTTGTGTTTTTTAGGACGTAATGGAAAATTTAGTGAATGTGGTTTATACGCTATGAATTTACATTCGCCTAGTACTAAATTGTTCTTGCAGAGATTTCAAAATGTGTATGACGATGCTGAACGCGGAATTTTCACTATGGCAGAATGGCATGATAGTTTTGTTTTTGATCAAGTAAGGCAAACTGTGTCTTTAAATGAATTAAATTGGAGTGCTGGATTAATTACAGGTGAAGGCCATCCCTTAATTAACAGCGAATGGGGTGCTTGGTTAGATCATCTTAAGGGCGGAAGGAAAAAATTAGGTAAAAGTAAAAGAGACGATTTACTAGTTAAAAGACCTGAACCTTACTGGCAACAATTTAATTAAATGTAACGTCTAAAAAATTGCCACGCTTCGCCCGAACGCAGTTCATCAAAATTCCAATGACACATAGATAATCTTTCAATCCACTGTTGTCTATCAGGAAGGTCTGGATTCTCTATTCTACTTAGATCGGTATTGGCCACACCGTAGCTTTGACTGTTATCGGGTTGAGGATCTGTAAGAAATGCAGGAACACCTTCGACAATACTTGCCACACTAGGACTGCTATTATACACAACAGTTGCCCAGGCATTATGTAAATCATCAATCAATCTTTCTTTTGTGCTTAATGATACATTTGAATGATGTATTTTTAAAATTTGTTTAATTTTTTTATCACCGGGGTGTGCTCTTACAATAATATGTCTGTTTGAATATTGTCTAATCTTAGTAATAGTTTGATTCATCCAATCGATCGTATTCAATCCTCTCATACTCCATCCTCCATTTCGTTGCAAGCAGAGAAGAATATGTGAACCTTGAGATCTCCAAGGTCTAAGACTAATTCCTAGATTACTACTAATTTTTTGCCATCTGCTAGGATCTATATCTCTATCAAAATAAAATCCTGTAGTGGGGAATATACCATCATAACTATATCTTAAATATCGTCTAGTATTATTAGGATCTGCATATAAGAATAAATTACTATCAACAATTAAAGTACGCTTACCGTTTCTTTTTTGTAAATCTGCAGCCTGCTGTCTCAATATTAAATGTGGAAGAGTCTTTCCATTTTCATGCACAAATCCTTGTATGAGAGCAACATCACATGATATAACATTCATGCCTTTATGTGCTATTCCTTGATCTCCTGAAATATTTACACCATGAATAAAATTATCAAGTATCGCTGGTTTTTCTGCATTATTATTTTTTGAAGGAATCCCCCCATAATATGCTACGGCTGTAAACTTAGACATGATATTTTTTGATTATCCTTGCTGCTGTTCCGTCAACTAACTCATCATAGGTAAATTGACTATAACTTAATGAGCATAACCATAAGGCAAGATTTGGTCTTAAAAGATCATTTATATCTTCTAATCGATTTCGTGTTACTGGATTAGTGATGTGTTTGTCTAATGTTATAGCAGGAACACCAGCCCAGATAGATTCCGTAGCTGCATTTGAATTAATATTGATAACGCAGTAATAATCGTCATCACATAATTCTTTATAGAGATTAGTCCTTACATTCTTTGGAGCTTTTTCTCTAAATATAATTTTTTTATCTGTGTATTTTCTTAGTTCAGATTCAACTTCATATTTCCAAGTCTTAAGATCAACATGAAAAATGCTGGCAGCAAATGATCCCGGTTCAACTATCAAAATTTTATCACCATTGATTCTCCATGGTTGCGGGAAAGATTTAAATGATCCTAATCTATCAACAGGTACTTCAACCATTGTTCCGTAATGTAAATGGCTTCGAACTAATCGATGCCATTTTTTGTTAGGCTCGAGAAAATTGGTATAGCCACTATCGATAAACCAGAACGGATGCTTATTATCAATTTTAGAAATAAGAAGAGATTCATTTCCTACAGTATTTCTAATTAAACAATCTTCTTTGTAATCGTTAAATTTAGATCGACGTATCATTTGAGAATTGCTATCTAGTTGATACCCCACACTTTTAACAAAGTTTTGTTTTTTACTTTTCTTATATTGTTCTAAAAGGAAATCTTCACCAAATTTTTCTATAAAAAATTCTAAATTGTTATGTACTAAAGAATAGTATCGATCTTTTCTAAGAATTAATTCGGCATTAACTCGATCGACTAATTCTCTCAGATCTGCTTCTACTGCTCTTCTAATTTTACTTTTAAATTTCTCTCGCATCTTGTCTAGACTAAATTTTTTCTTAGACTGTTCTTCAAAAACGTAACTCTGTAAGTTTACAAGATGACTGGTGCCAACTGAGTGATTTTTAAAGTGCGTTCGATGATCTATAAGACTTAATAGAAAGTGAGCAATTTCTTTATTGTTTAATAATAGTTTCATATTAATTTTGTAATATATTCCAAGCAGTTCCGTTGATTAATTCTTCTTGAGTAAATTGACCATAGGCAATATTCTGGCACTGTTTAATAATATTATCTGCATCAGGTTTAAAAGGTGTCGACAATTTAGATAAATCGTTAGATGATAATGGAGTAGCTGCACACGGAACCGAAACAAATGCCGGAATACCATATAATACTGATTCCAATGCAGCAATACTATTAAATGCTACGGTAGCATACACTCCACTATCAAAAGCATCATATATAGTGTATCCTTGATTACGCTCACTTCTAGAACCTTTAACTCTTACTTCAATTGGAAGATTAGAATACTTCTGTATTTTTTCTGTAGTTTCTCTAACCCACGCATCACAATCGATGTCATAAAAATTAGTAGCCTTAGGATTCGGTAATACTAATAATATTTTTTTATCGTAATTTTTCCATCCGGTAAATTTTAATCTAGAATCTTGTTTAATCAAATATTCCCATCGATCTCCAGGAACTTCTTTAATTTTGCTATGTTGTAATCCGTTTTTCACAACACGATGCCAAATTTTCTTACCACTAGTATTTCCGTCACTAGGAAAATTACCAACATATCCAGTGTCAACATAATAGTAATCCCTACCAGTCTCTTCACAAATTTTAATTTCTTTGCGTTTGATAACTCCTCGAAGTACTAAAGGTTTAGAGGTATCTTCAAAGTCGGTAGTAGCTTTGTTCTGCGAACCGATAACCAATGATTCTGTTATGTCAATGTCTTTCATTGAAAATCTCTTTCTAAATAATATTTGGCTCGCCCGTTTCTTAATTCTGAAACATGAAATTGACCATATGCTAAATGACAAGCCCACGCATATCTCTTTTCAACATCTGGATAATAAGGTGTTTCTATCTTAGACAGATCCTGTAAACTAACAGGACTAGCAGCATTGGAAGGTGCTAGAGTGAAAGCAGGAATTCCATGAAAGATTGATTCTGTAGCGGCCACACTATTAAATGTAACTAATGCGAATACATCATCATCAAGAGCTTCTTGTAATGTGTCAGTTGATATTCTATCAATACGTTGAGGCGCACGTTCACGAACAACAATTTCTCTATCTGTAAATTGTTTCAATGTTTCTACAGTATTTTGCACCCACTGTTCCAAATCAACATCGTAGAATCTACAAGGTTTTTCATCAGGTTTTGCAATTAAAATCTTTCTGCCATCTTTTTTCCACGGATTAATTTTTTTGTTAAATTTTCGAAACCTATCATCTGGTCTAGGAATTATTTCTCCATGTTGAAGATCATTCTTTACAATACGATGCCAATATTTCCAACCATATGGATTTTCTTTGGTTCTTTCGTTACCAAAATATCCAGTATCCATGTAATAAAAATCTCTATCTTTCCTCCAACACTTTTGTATGATTTTTTTCTTTAGAATTCCTCGAAGGATAATGGGATCATTGGAATCTTCAAACTCAAATTCGTCTGTATCAACAATATCTTGGCCACACCCTTTGGCAAACATATTGATGTATTCATCTTCTTTGTTTCTGCTTAAAAATATCCAATTACTCATTTTGTAACCTTTATTGTAACCTGCATATACTTGCTTCTGATCAAAGAAATAAATTCTCTATTATTTTCGGTAATCCATTCTTTCAATGCACGATATTCTCCTTGTTCCCAAAATGTATATTTTCTTGGATATTTCCAATGATACATTTCATCAAACACAATAATTGTTCCAGGAACAATTTGAGAATTCAGCGATGATAACACCTGTTTAGTACTAGAATATAAATCTGCATCTAAATGTAAAAATTTTATTGGAGAAGGATTTTCTTTAATCCACGATGGTAACGTTTCATTAAACCAACCCTTTACCAATTTAACATTTTCGTTAACTGATGGCAGTTTATCAACTGAAAAGAATCCCTTAGGTGACACATCGATTGAATTCATATTCCAATCTTCTGGCAATCCTTCAAAGCTGTCGAATCCCCAAATGATATCTGAATTAAAATATAATGCGATTCTATTTATAGTGTTGGCCGTGTGTACTCCGAACTCTAATACCTGTCCGGCAATGTTAACATAGGACATCGCAGCATCTAAATGTACCTTTCTATTAGTATTTCCTTTGATACTATCGCAATAGACAACGGGTGTATTATGAAATACATTTATTGAATAATTGTGTTGATTGATCATAGATCACGCTGTAAACAGTAGTCTGTATAAATGCGCTCTCTGTGCCATTCATCTCCCATCGGAGTCGTAGCAAAATCGTGGAAACTTGGAGTACCAAGAGTATAATGTAATAGTTTGGCATCAGGATTGGCACCAAACTCGTCCGGTAACCAATTCCACACCTTAGGCAATTCACCAACCAAATCATCAGTTAACCAACTAAATCTATGTACTTGTGCACCGGTTGCATTTTGTACAAACTCAAGAGTGACATTTTTATTTGCAGGATGGGCGCAATTCCATAATATTACGCTTGACCAATTTTTTCTTGGATAATTTTCATTCTTAGAACCAAGATATTTTTCAGTCATTTTAGTTTGATAATCATGTTTAACAACCATAACTGCTTTAGATTCGTCACGTAATTCCCATAACTTAGCAATATCATCTCGTAACAACATATCTCCATCCATAAATATAGCCCATCCCTGATAATTCATCAAATGTGGAACTAAAAATCTAGAGTAGATAAAATGATTACTACCATCTGTATGTTGTTCTTTGTAGTCTTTCATTATATTCAATGCTAGTGGTGCTACTGTAATTGGCTGACTTGAATTTCGAATAATACTATTCGTGCATACATGATATGCTACAGCCTCACGTGGATCGTAGCCTATAAAAATTGGTATCATTTTCTTTCAATATCCTCTTCGGTGCATTCGTCGCCGTATTGTATTTCAACGATTTGGCATGGTTCGTCGTAGGGATTGAATAATCGATGCCATTCTGTTCTGCTGACATGATATTCGCTATGAGTTTTTAATGGTGTATGAATAAGATAAGCGTCTGACTGTATAGCATGACCGTAATGTTCCACCATACATTGACCTTTAGCTACTAACCATATCTCAGTCCTGAGTTGATGTCTTTGTAAACTTAAAGATTGTCCGGGCTCTACCGTTAATTCTTTTACTTTACATCCGGGAACTTCATGCAGCACCCGATAGTAACCCCAAGGTCTCTCTGTCTTAGGAGCCTTCCATTCTTGTAAAATCCACGAACTAGAATTCTTTTTATCTTCACCCCCAACACCAAATACAAATTCTACATCGGGCTCAGACATTTCCGGAATGTTTTCTGCTGTGCGATCACCACCGTTGGCAAAAATAATATGATGATCAGGATACATCAACTTAACATTTCGGATAGCTTCGATAGCGTGATTTTCTGTATCGTTGAATAAAATACAATGATCTACATCTTTGAGATTTTGAATGATATTGATACGCTCAGAGCTTGGCATAAATTCTTGGCCTTTTTTCCTACGTAGCCAATCATCGGAGTTTACTCCTACTACCAGCTTATCGCCAAGTTTTTTAGCAGCATTTATATAAGATATATGCCCAGAATGTATGGGATCAAACCCACCGGTGACTAATACTATTGTTTTCATGCAGATATTTATCTGCACATATAATGATTAATTTAAAGAGTGGCGTCTTCCATACCCGCAGTTCTTAATTTAATAACATTGGATAATTGCCATTGTTTGACATCTAAGGCTTTGATAATGCCTAGCCATTTATTACGTAATAGAGCAAAATCATTGATAATTTTTTCGAAATCAACAACATCGGCTTCGCCTTCTACAAATTTCTCACAGTCTCTAGAACTTAATGCTCTTTGATAACTTTCAAGATATTTGCGGAAATGTTGACTTTTAAGTCTGCGAAGCTCGATGTTGAGATATTCTAATACTGCTTCAATTTCTTGAAGTTGATTAAACCGATTTTCTACGATACCAGGCATACTAGCAGCCGCACGTTCGATATTTCCTGAGATGTTAGCATCATATTTGGCAGATTGTAATTCTGATTCATAATATGCTACAGCATCTGGAATGGCGCTAATATCCTTTGAAACTTTATCGTACCAGTTCATTCTTCCTCATCTTCATAATCGTTTTCAATTTCGTCACCATCAATTGAATATTCAATGGCTTCATCAAGATGTGGATCAACACCGATAAGTTCTTGAAGCACTGATTCTTTAATACCGTGATCAAGCAAAGTATTAATAAAATCTGAAGCTACGTCTTGTCTGTGTTTTTCTGGAATGTGTTCTACAACAACATGCCAGAGATCCGCGATTAAATCGTCTTTCATTCTACGCTCTCCGTTTCAGGTTCAACTGTAATATTAGTTATCTCTGATTGAAGAATTTCACCGTGTTTTGATATATCAGCCATTACTTTATCAAGGCTACCGTCTTCATTACGTTCCCACGCTTTACGGAATTGTTTAATAACTTCTCCGGTAGATTGGACCGTATAAACAAGGCTGTTACCTTCTTTCTTTAATAACTCCTTACCTTCAAACAAGTCAACGAGACCACTATGTGGGCTCATACCTGTATCATATGGAATCTTAACCTGTACACTTTCAAATGGTTTGGAATATCTGGTCTTCATGATCTTACATGCAGCACGTATACCTTTAACTTCTGAAATCTTGTTGCCATCCTCATCCTCTTTAAGTTTGAGTTTTTTCATCGCAACAACGATACTTGAAGCATAGATAAATCCTTGACCACCTGAAATTTTATCATCAGGGTCAAACATATCTTGGCTAGCGTATGTGTGATTTGTACAAACCAATCCTACATTCCAGCTGCCAAACATGTTTACACAGTTACGGACCAATGCTGTTAGTGCTTTAGGCTTACGTCCCATATCACCTTTCAAATCACCTGCTTCAAACTGATTTAAATCTGTCGGAGTTAATAACATACCAAGAGAATCAATCACGAATAAAATTTTTGGACGAGTATCCTCTGGCATTGTTTTATATTCTTTCATGAACTCAACAATAGTTTTAGCCACATCGTCAATCATAGCCATATTAAGTTTTAAAAGTTTATCTTCAGATGTATCAACACCTAATGCTTTCAACCAATCTTCATCTAATGCGTTTTCACTATCAATTAAGATCGGAAATATACCTTGTTCTTGTGCGTGTCTCACAAGATTACCCGAACAGATGTATGATTTACCTGCTCCAGATTCTCCTGCGAATACTGTTACTTTGCCAAGAGGTACTCCTTTGTGAAAGTCGCCACTAATAAGATAGTTCAAAGCATAGTTACCTGTTGAGATCCAATCAGTTGGATCGTTAAAGCCAACTCCTAATCCTTCGATGGATTTAGTAATCGACTTTCTAAATTTTGAAATATCAAATGCTTTAGTCATAGTTATACCTTTAGAATAGAGTGCGAGTTGCCTCGCACTCTGTTTATCTTATTATTATTTTTGACGATTGCGAATCATAGCAAGGATATCTTGCGCTTTACTTGCGCCGTCTGTGCTTGCTGTTGCTGCCGCAGGTGCTGCTTGTGGAGCAGATGCTGCTGCTGCCGGTTCGTCATCAAATTCTTCAGTTGCTGCTTGTGGAGCAGGTGCTGCTACCGCCGGTTTATTTGGATCACCAGTTTGTTGGCTTAGGCCAGCTGGACGGAAATATTGACTCCAACGATCTGGATCATATGCTTCTCCATCAACCGATGCTTCAAACATTTCCTTGATGACTTTTAACTCAACGTCAGTTGGTTTCTTAGGTAAGAAATCTGACAAATTGTATAAACCATGAGTAGCAAGTGCTGCTTGTTCAGTTTCACTTAAAGAACGCTCACGACGTGACCATTTGCTTGTTGAATAGTCAGCAAATCCACCTTTTGATGTTTTTGCAATACGGAAATCTAAACCACGCAATGCGTCTGTTGGGCTTTCTTCTAATTCTGGATCCATTAATGCTGAACGGATAATTTGATAGATTTGAGGTCCAATAATGAAACGTCTAATTGGATTTTCTGGAGTTTCTTTTTCACCTAGTGGATCTTCTACTACAAAGCCTTGGAAAATGTAACTTCTTTTCTTCCAATACTTACGACCCATTTCTTCTAAATTCTTATCTTTGAACCATCCACGTACTTCTGATAAGATCGGACATGCTGAACCATCATTGTACATTTCAACACAAGGTACCTGTACTTGTACTTGTCTTGAATCTGTTTCACCTTTGATACCAGCGAAAGGTAACTTGATCATCGCACGTTCTACCCAGAAGAATGTGTTATTTGCATTGCCATCTGGTAAGAAACGAACTACGGCTTCTTTGCCTTCTTGCATGTTCCAGTGTGGGTAAATTGCGTTGTCGCCGCCGCCTGTTGATTGTCCTGTGGACTTTGCTTGTGCTTCTTGAAGTTTTGCACGGATTTCTGCTAATGTTGCCATTTGTAAGCCTCCTAATAATTAGCCTTTAATAATAAAATATGCCTTTTACGCATAGTATTAAGTATGCGCTTTTTATTTATCATTGTCAATGATATTTTAAAAATATTTTTCGCCAAAACAAAACCCGCCGTAGCGGGTTCTGTCTTTTCCTTCTCAAGGAATTCTATAAGCCTGATAATTCTTTGATTCTTAATAGTTCTTGTAATTCAGGATTTTGTTCTGTGCTTTGTTGTGGTGCCAATCGTTCTACCATTTTGCGTGCTACCATTTCAGCATCTTCACCAAATTTCTTGCCTACCATAACTGCTATGCCTTCTGGTCCTTTAGGAAATGTGCCTGATTCTTTGTCGTAGAATGATACAATAAACTCAGCTAATTCTTTAATAGGAACTTTTTTAGCCATTGCTGCTGTTTTTCTTTGAGCAACATCGCTAGAGTGTGTTACTTTACCACGAGGATCTTTCTTGTCTGATTTCTTCCAGTCACCCTCGTGCGACCAAGATTTAACATTGCCTTCTGCATCTTTTTCTACTGTGTCTTTTGCTTCATCGGTTTCGTCACGATTTTTAGCCATCTTCTCTGGATGGCTTAGATTTTTTGTTCTTTCTTTTTCAAGGTCATCATGTGATACTTTCCAATTTGGATCACCAGATGCTTTGCGTTTGTATGCAGGAATTTCACTCTTGTCATCAAATGCTTCTGCTGGTTCTTCAACATAATCACCAAAATCTAGAGTTTCTAAAGTTTCTGGAGAATGTTGTTCTATCCAATCTTTTACTAATCCGCGAACACATGAATCTGGGTCTTGTTTAGCTTGTGCCTTGATGGCTTGTTCTAGTTGAGGATCTTCTATGATACCCTTAAGACTTTCTATCGCATTGGAGCCATCTACTCCTGCTGGAAAATGTTGGCCTACTAATTCTTGTAATTTCTTTACTGCGGCCTGTTGTTCTTCTGGATCTGAGCTTTCAATAGCACTTACTTCGCCTAAGTTCATAGCCCATTCTTCAAATGCTGAGAATGGATCACTAGAAGTATCTAACTCTACATCTTCATTTGCCAATTCTTCGGAAGTATCTGTTGTCATAGCAACGATATCATCATAGTTGATGCTGTTAGATTCTTTCATCAATCTATAGAGAACTGGGAACACGCTTGCGATGTCTTCTTTAAAGTTTTTAACTGTGAATTTTTCTTTAAAATCTTCTACTACGTCTTGTGGAACTTCGCCTGAGTCAGCAGCCTGAAATGATTCTCTGTAATTTTCGTAATGACTTTGTTTTGATAGTGCTTTAATTGTTTCGCGTAGCTTATCTAATTGTTGTGTAGATCGTTCAACGATATTATTTGTGTCGGAATTCATAAGATCATTACGAACTACATAAGCTGAAAAACTCTTAAGTTGAGCAATTTCTTCGCTCATTCTAATAATTGATTCACCGATCTGATCGTATGGTTTGCCACTATTAGCAACGTGACGTTGCATAGCACGAGCACCGGCCAAATGTATGAAAGGATATTTAAATCTTTCACCGTCTGCGTTTTCAATAAACAAACCTGAAATATTTCTAGATCTAGCACCAGGAGCAGCATCATCCATAACTGCTTGACTATGTTTGATAATTAATCTTGTGTTTTCTAATTTTTGATAGCTTACGGTCTTTGTACCGTACATTGCGCTTTCACTCATAATACTTTCTCCGACTGGTTGCTGTACTGCATTTGGTGTTGTTGGTTGTGGGGATGAATACTGACTTAAAAAAGCATAATCACGCTTGTCTAAATTATCTTTAGCAATGTCGCGTGTATCAAAATTCAATAATCTACGTTTAGCAAACATACGTAATTCTTTTAGGAATCCATACCAATTATTCTTTTGTTTAACATCCATTGATTCTGTAATACCGTGACTAAAGTAAACTTTCATACTATTAGCTTCTGCTAAACTAATGCTAACATGCCCGATAGCTTGTTCGCCTTCCATATAATCAAAATCAAAGAAGCGAGCTTCTTCAGGATTGATGGTAATTTCGCCTGTTTCTGCACCTAATTTAAGGCCAGCAAAACGGCTGCGAATTTTATAGAATAAATCTGTTGCTATATTGTTTCTTGCGTCCATAAGTATATTTATCAAAACCCTGTGCTGATGAAGATAGGCATAGGTAGCTGCTCTTCGGTTAATTTTTCTGTCATTTTTTCATAGATTTTAGGATCCCAGTCTGAAAGTACATCGGCCATCCTTATGATTAACAGTGTTGCACTTACTAAGTCGTCATGTTCACCGGTTTTAGCACCAAATCCTACCCCATGAGCTACAAATGTTTTAAGTTCTGACATTAATGGTTTAGAATAAATTTTCATTTTTTGTGTTTCTAAAAGATTCTTTAATTGGCTACAAGTAGTAACTTTGGATCTGTGTGTTGTGTTAAATCCTTTACGGAATTTGCGAACATGCCCCCTACGTATAGGTTCACTAAGGAATAATCCATTGAAATTCTCTTCTCCAATATCACTGATAACTATCAATGCTGCTTCACCTAATGTGTTGTTTTCAACACTATAATATATCTGAGGAATTCCGCCTTTTTCAACGCCTCGATCGTTGATGTATTTGCAAATTTCTCGTAGTACCTTAACTTGACTTTGTATAGGAGTTAGATTGTGATGCCATTCTGCTACCTGTTCCATACTAGGCATTTCAAATACCTGTATAGCACCGTAGTCGCCACCTGTACCTAGGCTAGGATCTAGTGATACTAGATATGTACATCTAGGATCGATGTCTTTATACCATCGTGTTTGCCCCATGGTCATTGTTGGGTCTTTTCCCTCCATTTCTGCTAGGCGAACCGCGTTAATTAGAGTCTCATCAAAAATTAAGAATTCACAATCAAATTCACGACGGAAACGTTCCTCGCCAATTTTACTGCGTTCTATTTGAGCCCATGTTTCATCACGATCTGGATGTTCATTCCAGTGAGCAAAGTATGGAAAGAATCCATTTACACCTTCTTCTTGTTCGTTACCAAATTCATCGAACCGTTTATTGGCCTCGGTCCAAATCATAGCAAACTGATCTTCGTCCGAGTTTGGTGTTGATGTAATAATACATTTACCACCTGTTGACAGTGTAGGTGATAGAGCAGTCCAAAATTCTTTGGCTTTCTCTGGAGGCTGTACAAATGCGAACTCGTCGCAGTAAATTAATGAAAGAGATTTACCACGACCAGTATTTTCTGTTGTTGTGGTTGCTTGTATACGACTTCCGTTATCGTATTCGATACTGTTTCTATTATATGTGTAAACACCAGCACGAATAAAGTCTGGCAAGTTCTCGTACCCAAAACGATAACGATTCATGATATCTTGCGCACCTTCATATTTGTGAGCAGCGATTAGTACCTGTGCTTCTGGCACAAACATAGTGTACCATAACAGGTAACCGCAGGCACATGTAGTTTTCCCCATCTGACGAGGTAACATGGCTACTGTTTGTTTATGATCGTGATACGCTAACAATAATCTTTCTTGATATTCGTAAGGTTCAAATTTGATTGCACCACGAACAGGGTGTTGTATCTTTAAGAAATTTTTGCAGAAATATAATGGTCCTGTAACCGGATCCATACAGGCTTCTAAATGCTTGATCTCCTCAAGTGTATACTTCTGAGGTTGATGAGCTTTTTTAATTAAATTGCCGTCGAGACTTTTTGCCATACTGTATTTACTGAAAAAAATAGGCTCCGAAGAGCCTATTGAATTTGTTTTATATTACTATGCAAATGTTAAACCTGTTAAGGTAATGTTTGTTACAGTAACATCATTTTCTGCTGTGCCTACCGCAGCACGAATTTCGTCTTCGATATTTTCATAAGATCCGTCTGCGCTGCTAGATGCGCCAAACCCAGTACCGGTATCAGTTTTATTTAGATGTACTAATGCTACAAAACCTGTTGCGGTGTTGCCCGGAACACCTACATAATAAACTTCGGCTAGGTCCTGCAAAGCTGATACTGCTTTATATAGATTGCTATTTTCAGCAGCAGGGGTTGTTGAAAAATTAACAGTTGCAGAGATGATCTTCAATGCTTGTAATTTTGGTGTACCAAAACTTGTGTAAGGACCAACACCGCTTGCACCGTCACCTAGAATTTTTCTAGTGTTAATTGATGCCGATGTACCGTATAAATCTGCCATTATTTTGCTCCTTTAGCTTCAGCTAATCTTTGTAATAGTTCTGCACGGATAGCAGCACGTAGATCACCTTCTGGCATTGCCATTGGATTATCACCTTGTTTGTAGCTATGTTTAACCATTTGTTTTGGTTTATTCATGCCACCTGCTAATTTATTAACCATATAGTCTGTATCTTTAACTTCTGGTTCTGAATCATTCAATGAATTACCAAATGCTTCTTCTTTTTCTTTTTCTTCTTCTGAATCATCTTTGTTGTCTTCTGGACCTTGTTCTGCATCATAGTCAGGCAACATTTTTAATGG